AAATATACCCCAAAACAGTAATAGTAGTGGTAGACTGGAATCTTCTCTCATCTGTATCTAGTCCGCTATTATTGCTTTCGTTTGTAAAAGTCTCATCACCAAAAGCTTCGTAGACATTTCCCTCGTACTCTATCTTAAACGCAACAGGAGTAGAAAAAGTACCCATAAAGGCAGCAATGATCTGATTCATCTGCTGCTGGAACTCTGTTACCATAGTAATTTGGTAAGTAACTTCCACGAACGTAGGCATTGGAACATATAGCGTGTCGTATACCACCTTCTCATTGTCAAAAGGAAAGGTCTTTTGATCAAATCTTTTTCTTGCCGTAGCATTAGCTCGCTCCCTAGTCTCCTTCTGATTTACTTGGCGGGCGATGGGTATGGATCCACCTTTCTTATAGAACCCAAAGTATGGAGGAATGTAAACTCCGTATCGACCTTTGTTGGTTGGGTTGTTAACCATCTCCCCCCGAAGAACTGATATCAATGGGTACTCTAAAGTTCTCCCATTAGGTCGAAGATCGGGGTCATCCTTGATAGTAAAAGCTCGTTCAGGTGACGAGAAAATAACAGGCACCTTCTTGAAGCCGTCATTCGTCTCGCAGAAGATATTTAGATCGTCGTTTACGAAGTTAAAAAGCGCACGGTCAATGTCCTCTAGGGTAGAGGGTCGAAAACCATATGTCGCCTTTAAATCTTGGTTTAACTTAGTCCTTTTTGGCATCTAGTTATCTCCTATATTCCTTTGCCTGGATTAAATAACCCCTTGCGAGCTTGGCGGCAGGTTGCTTGGACCGCTAATGCTTTGCCATCAGCGAAGTCAGCGTCTTGACCAAACAAGTACCTAGCATCCTCAAATACATCAACAATTTCAAAATACATTGCGTCATATTGGACAAAATCACCTGGGCGTACAAATAAATCTTGATCTTCAGTTAGGCGGCGCTTATGAAAATTAATAGTAATATTAAAAACGCTATCGAAGCCGAACTGATTTTGAGTGCGTGTCGAACCATCATAGCTTATAAGAGCATATACTCTCACGGGAGATAGAAATGTTTTACCAATAGCCTCACCATAGATGTCATTATAATTTGTTCTTTCCATATCAATTGGAAAATAAAGAACCTGCTGACCAATGACGTGTTCAATGACCTCATCATTTATTTGTTTTACAAAATTACGCTCCGCCTTGCCGACGAATAGTGGCGGTGGCGGGGTTGCTGGCTGGGTCCATCTATTTTGAGACATTTATTTATCCTACGTAGATGCCCATTGGGATCTTCCCAACGACTTCCTGAAGATTGTTCATCATCTGAGCGTCACCTTCGGCGAGAGCGCCGTATGCCATCTCATCAAGGACGCCCTTAAGTTCGTCTCGGAGGCTTGCTTGTTCCTCTTTGGCTTCCGAAACCAAAGCTGGACCATTAAGGGTTACCTCGTTACCTGGGATTGGGATAGAAGCAAGTTTAGATCGTACTTGACCCAGAGTCTCTTTAGCCAAAGACAGGGCGAAGCGGCGAATCCATTGTTTACCAATACTGTTAATATGTTCATAGGGCACATTTGGAAAAGGCAGCGTATTCATGTTATTTACGCCATCAGCACCGTACTTTCTATCACCCTCTTCATAAAAGGCATCTTCAGAAACTCGGAAGTCTACCCAGAACTTGTCGGGATTACTGCCATCTGGAGTGGGGAAGATTCTTAATTTATTGTTATTTATACGAAAAGAATAATGAGAGGCACGAACATGAAGATCTTCTTTGAAGTTGTATGCCTGTAAAACATTTTGCCATGCTGGCACTAGCTGGAAGGTGCTGTCATCAGCATACATGCCATAGGTTGACAAGTTTCCTACAGCACCGATTGCGTAGCCACCAAAAAAGTTCCACATACTTTGTGGAGTCTTGTAATAGACTCGCTGAATTGTTATTGCGCTCTTACCCACTTGATTGTAGAAAGGCACGTCAGTGGACAAAGAAGCACTATAAATAATATCTTGAAGATCGTAATCCTGTATGTCTTGTAAAGAGTCAAACGAAGCAGAGAAAATAGTTTGCGAAGCTCCGACGCCAGCATGTAAACTTACACCTCGACCAACGTGTGTGGCATAGCCCAACTGAAAGCGAGGGAACTTAAGATTAGGGTTGGTTGTAATCCCACCCGAACCAGAGTATTCTGAAAACTCACCGTCTTCATCAAAAGAGCCTGTAGTGTTGCCCAACATATCAGAGAGCACATTCTTTGCTTGGTGAGTGTTGATTAGATATGAATATTCTAAGCACGCTTCCTCGTAAGCATTATATACAATACCAGAGGTAATTTCCAGGTCTAATACATTTCCCCCTAGCTTATTATATGTGTAAGCGACCTGATCGGTAGCCCCACTAATAAAAGACCTTACTTCGGCACTCGTGGTGCCAGCATCAGTGTATATTCCATACGCTAATGATGGTACAACATCTGTCAAAGTGCCAGTGGCTGGGAGCACAACAGCACTAACAGTGCTTTTTGGTTGTAAATTTGTAGGCATTATTGTCCCTCGCTTATTGTATAAATAGTTTTGCTGTTCCCTATTTTATCCGCAAATAAGAAAACCCCGCCACTAGGACGGGGTTTCCTCAAATGCTATTCACTCAAAGAGCGTTTTAAGCAATATTGTTATCAGCCACCAAATCAGTGCAGATAACTAGACCGTACATGTCAGGACGTACCATCTTCTTGGCGTAGCGAGTCATGACTCCCTTACGAGGTACAAAGTCCTCGGTACCAAAGATGGTAGGTGTGACCTGTAGTGGGACGTAAGGAGCGTAGACATATCCGCTTTCGAGGAAGCTGCTACCCTTACGACCAACAAGGATCAAGTTACGGGTGAAGTAAGGATCGACATGAATGTCCATCTTACGGCTGATAGAACCAACATTATGAACACCCCAGGAGCCGTCAGCACCGTCTACAGCGACAGAAGCACGGAAACCGGATGTAAATTCAAGAATGTTTGCGACTTCTGGAGAGCAAACGATGAAGTTTGCGCCGCCACGAAGAGTCTTGCGGTGAATACGAGCACTTACTTCGTTGATTGTCTCAAGAAGGGTTTCGTACCACTCGGACACTGTGCCGGTGAAGTCTGGGTAAGTTGCGCCGTTGACAAGAGCACCTGTCTCACGGTTCAAGAACTTACCTGGGCTGCGGGACCAGTACAATGTACCAGCAGCAGCACCCTTAACCAAGTCTTCAAGAATTTCTTGGTCAATTTCAAGAGCAACTTGCTCAGAAAGGATGCTTGTCAACTCAACTTCAGCGTCGAGGTTGTGATAAGCATTCAAATCTTGAGCTAGTTCTGGCGACCACTTAGCCTTAAGCTTCTTGGTCATAGCTGTTACAGCTACCGAATCGACCTTGATGTCGATTTCTGGGATGTTTGGAGTATTTTCCAAGCCCCATGGGGAAGCACCTTCGATAGCACCAACAGCACCTTCAGCAGCGATGAAGTTGTCCTTCTCGGGGAAGTACAATCTAGTCTGAAGACCCATAGCGTTTGCTAGAGCAGCAGGGGCGATCATATCGATACGACCTGCGACAGCAGAACCTGTACCAAAGAAGTGAAGATCAAGCTTAGCAGGATCGGCAGCATTTACCTTAGTAAGGCGACGAACCAAGAAAGCACCGGCTGCTGTGTTAGCACCGGAGGTACCAAGAGTACCACCACTGGTGTCAGGAGCACCGCCAGGATTACCTGTTACAACAGCAACGAAGTCATCTTCGTTAAGGTTAGCAGGCTTAGTAACAGTAGCGATCAAGTAAGCAGAACCAGAAGTAAATACTGGATCACCTTGAAGGGCTGTGTAGTACTGACCACCGTTGACAGTATCAGCGTCGCCATAAGTACCAGAAGCAACAACGGCGATGCCGGAAGGCAAGGAGCCAGTTGGACTAGAGAAACCGTTGTTCAATGTGTAAGCTGAAAGCTGACCATTGTTACGAGCCAAGTCTACACCACCAGTGATCTGGGCACCAACTCGTCCACCACCGTATACGGAAGTGTCAGGTGCTACCATAAGACGACGATCGTCTGTCATAGCAGCGTCACCAGAGAACACAAAATCTAGGAAGAAAATGAGTCCACTAGGAAGCGACATTGGTTGAACTGAAACAAGGTCCTGAGCCAAGAGGTTACCGAATACACGGCGGACGATTGGGAAAGCAACTGCGGCGAAACCTTGAACGTCGCCGGCTTGCATTGTGCTCGTTTCCTTGAGAAGTTGAGCAGCCTGGTTTTCTAGTAGACG